CGCTAAGATTTGGACATATCTTCGCAGACTTAAAAAGGTTTTTGACATCGCCATCGTCTATGAGTCCGCAGTATTGATTTACCCCCCAAGGCTGGTTTCCAAATATTTTTACCTTGTAACGGTCAAGAGGATGTAATAGTGGAGTAAGATAGCGGTCAATCACTTGCCCCTTGTAAGGCCAATAGCCACCCACAAAGCCTATATCACATGTTAGCCTTTGATCAACCTGAGCGTCTCCGTAAACCGCTGTATCTGCACACATCATCAACGACACAGGTTTGATTCCGATGGTTTCAAAATAGTTATGAGTTCTTTTAATGTCGGCATCATTATAATGAATATGTACAAAGTCTGGTTTTCCCGTTTCGTCTTTGAGTTTTTTAAGTAGTTCTTTTTCTTTCTTGGAGCAGAACAAAATGTTGTACCTAGACTTGTCTACTTCTTTTTCTTGGTCTCCCCAGTCTCCAGCACGTAGACCCACCTTCAGGTGTGGTCTTTCATATATACACTTTATTAAAGCTTCGTCTAGGTTATAAGCCTGCCCCAAAAACACATCGGGTTCAAACTGATCAAATATGTCAAAAGCCGGGACGGTCTTGCAGTCCCACAGCATAACTTGATACCCCACGGCGGCGAAAGCGTTTGCCCAAGCCATTCTTTGGAAGTAGTGTGCGTGACGACCATCGCTACAGATTAAAATTTTCATTCTTTAAGTCCTTTATGCAGTCTATTTCTACTATAGACATATCGTTTGGTTCATAACATTCAAAATTCGCTCCCATAGAAATCATTTTATTTATTATCTCAAAAGACAGCATTTTTTTCTGACTGCCTTGAAGTTTTGATAAAATACTCCTTAATATCTTCAACTCCCTACCTGTGATAAATGCTGTTTGACACCACTTTGTAGGAAGTCCATATGACAATATTGTGGCTTTATTGTTTTGTATAGTGACCCCTATCTCTTTAGATTTCATCATATCTTTTCTATCTATAACTAAAAAAGATTTTTTAAAATCTATGTTTTTAAATATAGAATCGTTAAAATATAAGTCCCCATGAAAAAACATTATATTATTTTTATTAGTATTGTTTACAGCAAGCCTAAGACTTTCTGAGTTATTTGTATCTTCATAAACTTGATTTTCTACAACCCTTATTTTTCCATGTATCTTCTTTATAATTTTTTCTATAGCATAACCAAATGCTCCAATAATTTCATGGTTTACTAAATTGTTGTTTATTAAATCTATCTGATGCTCTATTAGGGTTTTGCTGCCTATTTTTATTAAGCTTCTAGGCTCGTTTGATTTTATCCTACTTCCAACACCGGCAGAAAGTATTATAACAGCCATATCGTCTTTGTTATTTTTACTTTTTACTCTGGTTGTTATTTCTCTTGTAAATCTTGCCACTATCTACTACCTAAGATCTGAGCTTGTTGTTGAAAGATTTCCGGTGTCATTTTCATAGATTGATTTTGACCACTTTCGTTTACTATAGAAAGAGACTCTGGCACATGGCAGATCACACAGTAATGAGACAGCCTTAGCCATAGGTCGTAGTCTTCTGTACATCCTATAAAACCCCGGCTAGCGGGACCATGTAATCTACTATCAAAGATTTCTCCATTAGGAAGCACAACCTTTTCTAAATACTCTTTTTTGATAAGCGCGTTACTATGGATCATGCAACTTTGAGATAATCCTCGTCTGCAATATGAGTCTTTAGCTTCATATTTTACATAGTGTTTATCGCTATAGTTTCTATGAATATCATAGTCTCCATAAGCAACGCCAACTTCTGGGTATTCCATTAGCTTTTCTACTAGTTTTTCAACCTTGTTCAGCTTATAGGAGTCATCAGCATCTAGGATGCCAAATATATCAGCCCATTCCCAAGCGGCAGCTAACGCTGTGTTACGGGCCACACTAGCGCCTGAGTTTTGTATTCTTTGAGCAAAAACAAAGTCAGGATCTTTCTCTGCAAATTCTGATATTTTTTCCCATGAATCGTCAGAAGACCCATCGTCTACAATGTAAAGCCTTATCTCGCCTTTGTAGTGTTGTTTTTTTATACTTTCCATGCCTTCAATAATAAACCGTCCGTAGTTATAGTTAGCACAGATAATAGCAATTTTAGGAAGCATTAAATTCCTCCCAAGTAATAAGAGTTTCGCCAGTTTCGTCTTTCATGTCTTCAACCTTTTCTAAAAAGGGTCTATCGTCAAATCCAAGTTCGCCATCTTCTGTTTCATAAGCGGTTTTATTATTTCCGTTTAAAAATTTAAAAAGCGGAGTTGAAAACAATAGTCCATTAAAACCTTCGTATGGCTTTACTATAGATAGTCTTTTCATATCTATATTTACTCTTTGGTTTATTTTCTCTATCAACTCTTGATCAACCCGCTGCCCGGAAGTTGTGGTATAAACCCATCCGTTTTTAGCGTGTTTAAAGCATTCATCAATTAAAAGCATCTTTTTTTCTGGTATGTGAGAAACTTTTATTAGGTGATGCAGTGTTTTGTCGTGGTCAAAATTCTCTACGAGCATCTTTTGAATTTCTTCATTGTATTCAGTTTTATCTGTTACAACCACCACGTACCTAGCCCTGTGCAGTGTTTGGTTTTTTATGTCCTCTATGGTTATTTGCAGGTCTTGTATGGCGTTTTCTTTAGATGTATCTAAAACAACAAAAAATCCAACCCTAGAGACTATTTCTTTTAGTACTACTTGATGTCTATTCTTGTGGTCTTTTAAAGATAGCGTTGTTAGCCACTCTTCTGGGCGAAAGGTGTTGCAGTACCTTTCTAGCGTATAGAAGTCTTCATCGTTATCTTTTATCCCCAGTTTTTCAGATCTGTATAATTGACATCCTGATTGCTTACCGTCTCTTTCTACGGCAAATACGCATCCTTCACAGTGTGTTTCCGGTTTCATACTACTCTCCTAATTTTAATGCTTGAAAATCCTTGGCTAGATATTGACTTTTCTTCTATGGAAAAATTATCAGGAATGCAGGACTGTATAGTGTCTGTATTAAGGACGCTTTTTTTCGGACTATTAAAAAACAAGTTGTTTAAATAGTCTAGCTGTATCTCTCCCCTTGTGTAAAGCCTAAATATTACATTAGAATCCATTTCTATAATATTAACCTCACACTTCATTCTACATTTTTTTAGTATTTCTTGCACCGCTTCTTTGACTTCCTGAAAAGAAAACGAAGAAAGAAAACAATCTATTGTTAGACTCGTTACTTCGCCATCTAAAGCCATGCCCTCTAACGCAGCTAGATTTGAGCAGTGTTTGAATGACATGTCTGAGGGCGGTTTGGTAGATAGATAAATTTTCATTATATGTTCCTGTATTCATTTACTGTAGAGTGTAGTAGATTGTTCCAGCTATCAACAAATCTTTCGAGATTATATTTTTCAACTATGGTTTTTCTAGCGTTGCCACCTAGTTCTTTTGCTAAGTTTTCATCTTTAAGAAGAAGCTCTAAGAAGCTGCGCAGTTCTTTGGGGTCATTTGAAATTAGTCCATTCTTGCCGTTCTCGATTATTTCTGGTATCATGCAGTTGGCGGTAGAAACAATAGCGCAACCACAAGCCATAGCTTCTAATAATACACTGGGAACAGGGGAGTGTAAAGAGGTATTATAGAATATTCTTGAAGATTGATAAATTTCTCTCAAGTGTTCTGTAGAGTTTGCAGGCTCAGAAAACCCCGGACTTTTACCATAGACTTTTACAGGCAGACCCTGAACTGTCTGCTTCCAAAGGTTAAATCCGCAACACCAATCTCTATTGGGCCAATCATTCACAACAGAAAGGCAGACGGCATCCCTTTTTAACCTTCCATCATTCCAAAAGTCTGTGTTTACGCCATGTTCTACAACCCCAGTAGAAGTTCCGCTAACCATACCCCAAGCGCCCATGTTGTATTCAGATATAAATGAGTCTTTGTCTCTTGGATACTGTTGAAACGCTGCAATCTGAGCAGCTACGTCAAACCTAACGTCAGGAAGAACATGGGTATGCCTAAGAATGGGGATGCCTGTTTTATTGCCGCTAGAAATATCTAAACCGGTTAAGTGTTGATGTGCCTGAAACATTCTGTCACATGAAGTATGTGTCAAGATTAGATCAAAATCAACGTAGTCCGGTATAGTATTGATGATATGATAGTTGTCTGGAACCGGAGCATAGTCTGTATCCCAAGTCTTGCCAATCGCTAATGAATAAAAGTTATGACCAGTTTTACAAAGATTTTCTTCATATCTTTCGTGCGTGGCGAATGTTAATATGTTTAGCTTTCTTTCAGGATCACATTTACGCATTATTGATCTTATGGCTCTCTGGCTTGCACTAGCGGTCATTTAGTATCTCCTTTAATTTTAATCCTACCTCTTTATGAGAAAATTTTTCAGCACCCTTTAAGGCTTGGTGACTATCTTCTGTAGCCCACTTTGTTTTCCACCTCATAAATGCATTTCGCATACATACCATCAAGTCTTCAATATCTACCTCTCTCCATTTTTCATTAGAGGTGTATAAATAATCTAGTGTTGACATAGCGCCAAAGCACGGAACCTCTGAAGATTTTACCGCAGAACCTGAGCAGAAGTCGTCCATGCCTGTTCCCTTTGTGTAGATTACAGGAATGCCCATCGCCATCGCCTCTAGCGCTGGAATACAAAAACCCTCTCCGCGACTAGGCATAACAAAAGAGTGGCACTGAGACAATACTGATATGTAGTTTTCTTTTGGTAAGCTTCCGCATATAACAATTTCTTCTTTGTATTTCTTTCTTATTTTTAAACCATTTCTCACTTGCTCGAAATAATTTTGAACATATTCTAACGACTGCGCAGAAGTTTTTACATATAGATTTACGGGTTCGTCGTAATCAAATTCTGAATGAAAAGCTCTAGCTATTGCTTGTAAGTTTTTCCTTTCTACAAATTCACCGACAAAGGCGAAATTGAATGTGTTTACAAGATTATCAACTTTTGGACCGTCTTGCCTATATTTTTCAGACTGGTAGGGCGTGAGGTCTAGGGAGTGAGGCGCGACTTTTACAGGTTTATTAACACCACTATGAACACAGGCAGACTTGCAAGACTTGGTAGGAACCCATATCTCATCCATAAGATTCGCATGATGCTGCCAAGAACTTTCTATAAAGTTACTAGTTTCTGTAGCTAAAAATCCTATATTTTTAAACTTAGAATTGTACGAGTATAAATGGGGAAGCGTATGTTGAATACATGTGTCGCAACCAGATTCAGAATTTCCCTCTAGTTCTAAAACTCTTTTTGGACACTCTCCGTCTGCTTTGTTAAAAGTTATGGCTCTAGGAACAACCTCTATTCCCGCAGCGTCTAAAGCCAATATATTATTTATACAAGCGTTCGCCCAACCTGTGCCGTCTTTATAATTTCCTATATATAAGACTTTCATTTATTTTCCATCTCCTGTTGGTTACGTTGCACTCTGGAGTGTTCCCAGTTATTTAATTGCTTTCTAAAGTTTATCATTTCTTTATATGCGTCCTCTAGGCAGAACGGAGCATTTGAAGTGTTGGTTTTTTTATGAGATTCGTTAAAATAGAACTGTTTATCCATGTTTTCGCACCTATAGCCGAAGGTTACGTCTCTCAAAACCCTCTTCCATAAATAACCACCTATCCATTCTGGCTTATGTAACACATTAGTAAATATATGATTTACAGAATGCGCCATAGATTCTGGATTTTGTAACATGTTTATTTCTGGCTCTGGCGCATTTAGCGGAGAATACCACGTAGTCGCTGGGTCTTTTTTTTCTACTGCGTTAAAATGTTTAGCCCAAGCATCGGCGGTCTTGTCCCAGCTATAGTTTTCTAACGCTCTGTCTCTAACTTGAGACCCTAACTGTTTTAACTTATCTTTTTCACTATGAAGCTGAGTCAAAAGACCAACGAACGAATCGTTATCTGGTATAGCCCTCTTGCACCCTGTTTCACATTCTACATAGTATTGCTTAGGTATAACCCCATATCCACCAATATTTTTAACAACAGACTCCATAGCTGAGTAGTGAGTAGAAATAACGGGTAGCCCGCAGTTGGCAGCCTCTAGCTGGGGCATACCGAACCCTTCGCTATTAGCATACTGAACGTAAATATCAAAACAATTGTATATATCAGAAAGCTCTTTTTCGTCTATGGGATTAGATATTCCCACTATGGCATTGGAGAATGATTTACATTTATCACAGGCGCTAACGGCATCCTTGAAGAAATCAACAGATATATTTTTACAGGATTTACACTTGTATGTCATCAAGACTCTACCAGACAATCCATTTTCATAAATTAGATTAGGTAGATCCCAACCAACATCTGGGTAGTATGTGTGACAATAAAGGAAAGCGTTTGGATCTTGGGTTTGGTCTAGAAATCTTCTAAACGACTCCATTAAATCTGGATACAGCTTTCTTCTTTGGTTTCTCATGACCGTTCCTACAATGAAAGAGTCTGGAGAAATGCCCATATTAATTTTATGGTCGCGCTTATTCGGTGCTGGTGTAAAGCTATTGCTAGCCGCTGGCGATGCTATGTCAACAAACTTTATACTATCGCATTGTTTAAGCATAGTGTCTCTACCAAATTCAGAATATGCAAACACGGAATCCGCAGAAGAATACGTATTAATCCACTGGTCAGCCTGCGGCTCTGCGTCCACAGTAGGCATAATCGACCAATGAAAAAAGTCTCTGAAAGGAGATCTTTGCTGATATTCTATCATCCACCAATCTCTAATATCCATTACGATATCTGGTTTAAAGTCTAATAACACAGAATTAAAAGACTGCTCTCCAAACTGGGCGCTTGGGTTGCTCTTATATGACTCAAATTCAGGGCTGTTTGGAGAAGGTTTGTTTCCATAAAATTTCCAAGGAATGTTTTTATCCTGCGCGTCTGAACTTTCTGCATAACATCCTAGCTCGGCCACCTCGAAATCCTCTATCTGACACAGTCTAGATAAAACTTCTTTGGTGTACACAGAATATCCTGTTGCGTACCAAGAGGCTTCTGAGCAAAAAAGTATTTTTTTCTTCATTAAGATAACTCGTTTATTGTTATTATATTTGACTTGCTTTATTTATGATTACAGAGGTGTTGTCTTTTTTTGATATCTCTCCGTTTATTAAAACGGTATTACCTTCGATAAGAACGTCTTTGTGTTCCTTGTAAACCTCTGGAAAAACAGTGACAGAATCAAGCTCGCCACTAGAATCTTCAACTGCTAGAAAAGCCATTAGCTGTCCGGGGGTTTTCCCCTTCTTTGTTTTGTATTCTCTTAGAGAGTTTATGTGAACAGCAAGCATTACTTTCCCTTTTATAGCACCTTTAGACACATCTTTGCACATAAAATTTTGACTACTTATCGCATAGTCTGTTTTGGAGCAGGTAATGGAACAGCCAAGGAATTTAAACTCTTGATCCGCAATAGTTGCTGCGCTATCTGCGAGATCATAAAATGGGTTATCTAAAGACTTTTTAATATCTTTTACGGTATCTACTCTTCTTGAGCTTATTTTAAGATTATTAATCAAACCCTCTATATTATCACTAAGAGAGTTTTTGCTATTGTAATTTTCTTCTATATACTTTTGCTCTCTGGCCGAAAGGTTTTTCCAACTGTCAAACTCATACAGCATCTCTTGCCGATACCTAGAATTATTGACACCGTTGAAAGCTCCTACGGAAATCAAAGACACCACAGCCCTTTTGTTAAGCTTGCAACCATTAATAATCTTAACAAGAACATCCATCCAAGTATATTTTGATATATCTTTTTGTGAAAGAAGTTCTTCTATCTTTTCGCACTCTCTGGTTCCTACGTTTTTGATATGTCGCATACCGAAGTATATTTTATTATCAATATCTGTAAAGTTTGTATGCATATGCTGGAGTCTTGGTGGATACACATCTATACCCTCAAACTTCGCATCCATTACAAGTTGCTTGATTTCAATCTGTGGCTTAGGTTTCCTATCCGACCTGTTAAGGTAGGACGTATAAAAGTCAAGCATACGATAGTTTTTGCAGTAAGCGCTCCAATATGCGTTGATCGCATAAGAGACGGCGTGAGACTTATTAAAGGCATAGCGGTTAGACTTCTCGATCCAAGAGAAAATCTCTTCCGCAATTTCTTTGTTTACAATCCCCTGTTTCTCCGCACCCTCTAAAAAAGACTTCTTAACCTGCTCCATCAAGTCAGCCTTCTTTTTACCGATAGCCTTCCTTAGTCCATCAGCCTCTTTCAGATCAAAGCCAGCTAGTTTTTGAGCCATCATCATAGACTGCTCTTGGTAAACAAGAACTCCATAGGTCTCTTTAAGGATAGGCTCAATAGATTCATGCTCGTAAACAACGGGATCTAGATTAGCTTTTCTATCAGCATAATGCTGAGTCATGCTTTTACCGTCTTTATACGCCTTCAAGCACCCCGGCCTAATTAGACTAAGTAAAGCGGCTAATTCGTTTATACTCCTTGGACTAACCTTCTTAGCCCAGTGCCTTCCGAGGTTAGACTCAAGTTGAAAAACACCCTTGGTACGTCCTTCGCAAATCAAATCCCAAACATTATCATCGTTAAAATCGTTGATATCAAACATAAATTTCCCCGTTGGCAAATGTCTTTTCAAACTTTACCTTCTTTAACAACGTCCTTTGTAACTTCATAAATTTAATCATCAGATTAGCGGTATCTTTTACATCTTGCAAGGCATCGTGAGCGTTGTCCTTGCTAGCTTGACTCATACCAAAGTAGTCGCGCATGTAATCCATGTTATACTTTTTAACTTCTTGATTGTTTTCAAACCAGCAGTAGATATGTTGCATGACATCAATTGTATAGATAGGGTTAAAGATTCCCTGTCTTCCATTCTTTGCATGGGTAGGTCCGTATTGTTGACACATGCGTTCAACGATAGGCATATCGTAGCCATTGATATTATAACCCGCAGCTATTGGGGCATAGTAACTTGTTTTCTTAAAGTTGTACTTGTCACAAAACTGCGAGAATTTACGCCAAACAGTTTTGGGCAGTGGTGCTTTGGCTAATTCATCTCTTGTTTTTCTCGTTATCTTTAGAGCTTCCTCTTCAAGCGGATCAACGCCCGCCTTAATAGCCTTGTCATCGTCTATGATTGGCCTAATCTCGCTGTTAAAGGTTCCTCCCGGCTGGAGTTCTAACTTTCTAGCATGAATCGCTACAGCGGCAATCTGAGTTGGTTGACAAGTGTAAGGATTCCTGCCACCGGTCTCAAAGTCAAATACTATTATGTCTCTATAATTCATGCTCGTTTTCCTTTTAGTTCTATAAATTTATTAACAGCGTCATCTATGTTTTTGTATAGCTTGTATTCTTTATGTTTATCAGACCAAACTTGATATTCATTATCTGCAACAAGTCTTTTATTGTAGTTTCTTAGGTTGCAAATATGAACCTTGTTTGATTCAATAGAGCAACCAGAAAATATTACGGACTTATAATCTTCTGCTGTAGCGTTCATTTTATTCTCCCTTGTTTGTTATTTCCATGATTTTACTTAATAGATCAATGGCTAAAATGTCAAATTTAACATGTCCTTGCGACTCTAGATCGTTCATTTCAAATCCAACTATGTTTTTACCAGTAGCATCTTTCACCATAGGACATACGTCTTTAAGTTTAAACTTTGATATGATTACACCAGCGGGGTGTTTGCCCTGAGATTTATTTGTACCTTCAATATTAATAGCCTGTTCAAAAAACTTAGCTAGATCTCCTTCCAGCTTTCCTTCCTCGCCTATCTTACACCAACCCTTTAGATCTTCTGATTCATTTTCTAAAGCCCACCTTATGATAGACCTATCTTCCTTATCCATCAACTCTAATTGGTCGGATATGAGCGCTTCGTCTGGAATACAATCCGTTATCTCGTTCATTTCGGAAAATGATACAGCATCATTGATTCTTAAAACTTCTTTTAAAGCAGATCTTCCTTGCAGCCTGCCAAATGTAATCATTTGAGAAACGTTTTCCTCGCCATACTTTTCCTTGATATAGTCAATAACTTCGTCTCTATGCTCCGCAGGAACGTCTACATCACTATCCAGCGAAGAAATATAATCATCTGTATTTCTTCCTTCGTTATAGAACCTCTCAAAGATTAGTCCGTACTCTATCGGGTCTACCTCTGTAATTCCCAGTAGATAAGAAACTAAACATCCAGCAGCAGAGCCTCTTCCGGGTCCAGCGATCCATCCTTTATCCTTGACATGGTTTACAATGTCTTGTACAATCAAAAAATATCCAGACAGTCCAGCTTTAAAAATGACTTCTAATTCTGTTTTAACTCTATCAAGATATTCTTCTTTGTCTACATCTAAATAGACTTTCTTAGATGGAATTAACTTCTTCTTCCAGCCATGACGACATAGTTCTTTTAGGTATTCGTTTTGATCAAACCCCTTTGGACAATCAAAGTCTGGCAGCATTGGCGGTCCTGTTAGTTCATATTCTTCGCATCTTTTTTCAATTTCGTGACCTACTGATAAGTCTGTCATATCTGGTAGATACCATCTATCGTCTCCGTCGAAAAATTCTGAGAACTCATGCTCCACGCCTTCTAGTTTGGCAAGAGTCTTTTTAAGCTTGCTACACAACATAATTCTATGACAATCTGCATCGTCTTTATCTACATAATAGATAGCCTCCTGAGCGTAATCTATTTTGATATGATTGGACTTAAATATCTTAGCAAATCCGTTTTTCTTTGGAGTCACACATAGAACGTTGCCATTCTCTGCTATCTCTTTTAAAACTTCTACGTTTTGATTTGATACATATTTAACCAAGTCAAACCAGCCATCTTTGTTTTTTGCATAGAGTATGAACCCGTCGAACTCGCATCCAATGATGGGTTTTACGCCTTGCTTTTTACACTCTTGGTGAAACTCTACAGCACCAGAGACAGTGCCAAGATCGGCTATACCGCAGGCGGTGTAGCCGTACTCAGCGCATCTTTTTGCCAGCTTATCTGTTTTACAAAAACCCTGCTGTAAACTAAAGTGCGTTTTGCAGTTGATCGGAATCCAACTCATTTTTCAAAAACTCTCTTAATTGATTAAGGTATTCTTTAGAAGGCTCTAGATTTTTATGTCTTTGATTTACTGTAGACTTCATTTTAAAGGCCAAATTGTCTACATCCATCACTTCGTTATTATACACTGCTAAACCTTCAAGTAAACCCCTACAGCCAGAATTTTGTAGAAAGTTTAAAGACTTTGATAGAGTGTTGTCAAGATCGTGCCAAGCGCCCTTAAAGAATGATGATTGCTCATAATACCAAAACTTAGGTAGCCGATCAACAATTGGAATGGCCCCCATTAGCGTGGATTCAAAAAATCTAAATGTCTCCATGCTGTATGCTCCCCCCGGACACAGCGACAATTTAGAATCAGCTAAAAGCTCCATGTACTCTTTGGGTTTTAAGCCCTTACTAAACCCATCTGTAAATTCAATTTTGTATTTAAACTTATCTCCAGACTCTTCCACCAGCTTGTCTAAGCCTCTCTTGAAACAATCCCTAGTGCCGGTGTGAGGTATTTGTCCCACAAAAGTAAAGTCGTACTTTCTTTGCGATATAGGCTTTATCTCAATGTCATGGTAGCAATCGTTAAATGGACCTAGTGGCATAGGAAAAGTTACCGGCGTATCTAAGCAGTTATCCCACCTGTCAAGGGCATGATAGTTTTGAAATATCAAGAATACATCTTCTCTAAAAAAACCTTCTGGAATTTGGTGGTTTTCTCTAGAGGTTGCTATTAAGATATTTAACTTATCATCATCATATTCTGGAAGTTCTTGCGCGTCATACTTTACTATAATCCTATATCTACTATCTAGAATATCGCTAAGTTTTCTAGCAACCTTTAGAGTAAACATGTTACCTAAATCAAACTCGTTATTTAAATCAATTAATTCTGCCATTATCCCGGAGCCTCGTAATATCCTATGTTAAAACCTTCATTAGTACACTCTTTTACTGTTTCTTTGTGGCCTATAGTATGCAGCCTTTGTTCCACATGCTCGCACATGGTGGTATTAGTTCCCGGCCAATCGTTCTTGTAGAAGTGACAAAGTTTTTGACATCTAAAATCCCTCCTACTGTAACTAATCGGCCTTGGTTTGACGTTCTCTTTAATCTCTTCAAATCTTTTTCTTAACATTTCTAAAAATCTATCTTGATCCCTCTTATCAAAACACATACTAAAAGGACCACCGTCTCTAGTGAAGAAGATAGACATGATGGCTTGATCATAATCCGGGTAAAGTTTTGATATAGCATAATTATACAGCAACAACTGTGCATCGTCAAGAAGTTTTTCATAAGTTTTAACTTCTCCTGTTGCCCAATTCTTTCTTTGTCCCGTTTTCCAATCTACGACTTCAATTATATTATCGTCTATTTTTGTAACTAAGTCAATCGTTCCTTTGATCGCTAGATTACCTTCTACGGTTGTTCCGTCCGGCATTTCATATTTATATTTAGCCCAGTCTTCTTCTATAGCAATATCAAAAGTTGGCTCTGTGTCAACTATATCTCTTTTCCTTGGATCAAATTGACCATCGTTAAAGGTTAGTGCTGTATCAATTTGCTTTTCGCAAAACTTAAAATCAGCAGGGTAATACTTATGGCTATCTGTAGACCCGTAGTGGTCATAACTGCGACTCAAAAGATCTGCGACAAACTTCTTAGTCTTTAGTTTTCTTGGTGTGAATTCAACTTCACCAATAGCATCGTCTATAATTAACAACTCTTTTTTGTCTGCGTTGTCCTGTAGCTCTTTTGTGCATGACGCTAAACATTCCATCACCTTATGACATGCCGTACCAAGTTGCGCTTTTTTCCCCGACTCCGACCTGTATCCTAATACATAAGTCATAAAATACTGCATTTGACAGAAATCGTAATTTCCATAGCTGGAAGATCTTATATATGTTACTATCATTCTGACTCTCTAAATTGGTGGATGCCGCCCACAAGAACGGGTTCTGATTCTGGAATCTCTGGTATCGGAGATCCTAACCATCCCCAATCTTCAATAGTCTTTACAAGTTCTACGTGAGCTTCTTGTATAGACATGTTTTGATTATCAATAACAGCATCGAATTCATAATCTTTATCAAATGCGTTTTCGCTTTTATGAGAATCTTCATGGTTTGATCTTGTTAATTTAATAACTTTACCGCCAGCATTCTGAATGGCCTCCGCTTCATTTGGATACCGGCAATCATCAACTACCGCCAGTAGCGAACCCTCCGACTCTACATCTTTGACCAGCCTAGAAACCCAAATTTCTTCGTAAATCTTTCTACATACTTCTGATCCAAAAAACTGCAAGAATTCCCGGCCTGTCATTTTCCCCTTTTTGTGATACATAAAGGTTCCATCATCAATAAGTTTTTTTATCTGAGGATTTTTAGCCAACTTAGGACAGCTTATGATTCCGGGCATGGACTCCCAAAGGATAGGTATTTTAGCATTCTTCTGTATGTCAGTACCCTTAATATTCTCTTCCTTAATATCGAATAACTCTGTTGCGATATTTTTAAGGGGGTCTGCAAAAGAATAGCTTTTTACATAGGGCCACATATTATACACTGCCCATTCAGCAAACTCCAGATCTATTCTTTTTACGTCTAGTAAAGCGTGTCCCTGTTCCTTTTCTCCTTTAGAGTCGATAAATTCTGTATCAACAACAAGATCACCTTTATCTGTTACATTAAATGCGTTAACTATATTATTAGATCTAAGTTGATAACCGTGTATAAAATTACTGCATGTCGTTTTACCAGACTGCTTATTGCCAGCAAACGCTAAAATTCTAGTGGTCATATTAAGTTATCCTTCTCCAATTGAGGGTTAAGTTCTTCATGAATTTGTTCTGTGGTCATTTCACCAATGTCCTTTTTAGAAATTTGCGGTCTGTAGTAATTAAATCTTCTTCCGCATTTTTTGACAATTTGGCTCGCGGCTTTTTTTCCAGCTTCGTCATAGTCTGTGAGTATCACCAAGTTTAAAGCGCCGCTTTTTTCTAATGTTAATAGCTGGTCATCACTTATACTAGAACCAAAAATACCAACTGAATTTTTAAATCCTGCTTCATACATTCTTAAAACATCGCCCTGTCCTTCTAGTATAAAAAGAACGCCTTTGCTTCCCATGAATTTCTGAGCAATGTTGAATCCATAAAGAACGTTTTTCTTAAACCCTTTACTGTGTAACCACTTAGGCTTTAGTTCGTCGTTAATAGACCTCCCAACACACCCTACATAGTTATAGTCTTCATCGTAAATAGGAACAACAACTCTTCCAGACATTGGCTTATTTTCTGCAAAACATGTGCCTATATCAAAAGTTTTTAAGGTTTCTTCTCTATACCCTCTATTGACATAGTATTCTGCCGGTATATTTATAGTAGACTGTATCTGTTCCCTAGATATTGTAGTGGGTTTTCTTTCAATCTTTCTTTCAAATATTTCTAGTAATTTAACTTCTTTGTTTGGTTGACGGTCTTTGGTTTCTAGTTGCGAATCATCAAGTTTAAGAAACTCTAGACAAAAGTTATACGTTGCATTTAAGGAAACGACTTTACCATCTTTATTTGATAGTACTCCTCTTATAAATACAAATATATTACTTTGGTAGTCTTGTTCGCATTGATTTGTCCAGCATCGCCAGTTACCAACGGCAGAGTCTCCGTCTGTAAATACGCTACAGCCCTCTGGACTATCCCCGCCGTGAATAGGACATGGAAACGAATACCTATTTGGGTACTCTAATCCTTCAATATCAAAATGTTCTAGAATCTCAGGAATATGCTCTGCCAGCTTATCACACACTGTCAATATCTGATTCTGTGTCAATTTCTTCATTTATTTCAAAACCTTCTTCTCTTGCTCTTGCATTATTATGAAGCTCATTTCTGGTTTGACCTTCTGCTAATTTACCAATACTTCCAAACATATTCATACTAATATAGTCACCGTCGTCAAGACCGCAGCCATGTCTAGCCACAACCGGAACCAGTTTCCTGTTTCCGTTTTCTATCTTGTCTTCCGCGACCTCTTCTTCTGACTTCATCTTAAATATAGAAAAACTCGTACAAAGCCATATAAGCCTGTCTGAGCCTGATACCACATCGGTAGACTCCTTGGTTATACCATCTCTATTTAGCTGTACA